CAGTACAGGTTGATCAATATGCTGATATTAAAGACAACTCTCCTAAAAGAGAACAGAGATACACAGTTACACCAAAACCAGCTACTGCTGATGCAGATGATGACTTTGGGTTTAATGAAACTTCTTCATTCTTTCAAGATTCGAAAACTTATGATCCAGTTACAGGAACAGATGTAGAAACATAATGTCTGATCCCCTTAAAGTATTAAATAAAGCTCTTGGGGTTGCTGGTGATGTAGAAATATTACAGAAGGAACCTTGGAACTATGAACACAATAAAGATACTACTGAAACTTTACCTATTGTAGTAGAAAATATACCTAATGAAGAGGATGACATTGAAAGAGATTATGAATACCAAAGAAAACAATTTTACAACTTGGTTGAAAAAGGTTCAATCGCAATTGATGGAATATTGGAGATTGCAAAAGAAGGCGAACATCCAAGAGGATATGAGGTTGCTGGAAATCTTATCAAACAAGTCGCAGAAGTTACCGAAAAACTAGGAGACTTACAAGAAAAGATGAAGAGACTTAAAGAAGTTCCTAACACTGCTCCTAAGAATGTTACTAATGCATTGTTTGTAGGTTCTACTGCTGAATTACAAAAACTCATAAAAGGAAAAGGTAGTGAGTGAAGCTGTATATTTGGGAAATCCTAATCTTAAAAAGGCTAATGTCCAACAAGAGTGGACAAAGGAACAAGTAGAAGAGTTTTCATTATGTATGAAAGACCCTATTTACTTTATTAAGAGTTATATAAAAATTGTCTCTCTAGATGAGGGACTTGTTCCTTTTGATTTATATGATTTTCAAAAGGAAATGGTAGGCACGTTCCACAATAATCGTTTTACTATCTGTAAACTTCCTAGACAGTCTGGTAAATCGACTACTATCATTTCTTACTTACTTCATTATGTTCTGTTTAATGATTCTGTTAATGTTGCAATCCTTGCGAATAAGGCTGCAACTGCAAGAGATTTATTAGGTAGATTACAACTTGCGTATGAACATTTACCAAAATGGTTACAACAGGGAGTAATGTCATGGAACAAAGGGAGTTTGGAACTTGAAAATGGTTCTAAGATTCTTGCGTCTTCTACTTCTGCCAGTGCGGTTCGTGGCGGTTCTTATAATATTATTTTCCTTGATGAGTTTGCTTATGTTCCTAGTAACGTAGCCGAACAGTTCTTTAGTTCTGTTTACCCTACTATATCATCAGGTAAAACTACTAAAGTGATGATTGTTTCTACTCCACATGGTATGAATATGTTCTATAAACTATGGGTAGATGCAGAAGAACAACGAAACGAATATATTCCTATTGAAGTACATTGGAGTGAAATTCCAGGCCGTGATGAGGAGTGGAAGAAACAAACTATTAAGAATACTTCACTGCAACAATTTCAAACAGAGTTTGAGTGTGAGTTTCTTGGTTCTATTAATACTCTCATATCTTCACAAAAACTTAAAATATTACCTTATAGAGAACCTAAACAATCTAATGCAGGCCTTGATGTGCATATACCTCCACAACAGGGACATACGTATGTAATTACTGCTGACGTTGCTAGAGGTACGCAAAATGATTATTCTGCATTTATCGTGGTTGATGTAACAGAGATGCCCTATAGAGTAGTTACAAAATATAGAGATAATGACATAAAACCCCTTCTATTCCCAGCGAAAATTTATGAAGTTGCTCGTGCATATAACCAAGCTTTTGTTCTAGTAGAGGTAAATGATATAGGTGAACAGGTTGCCAATACTTTACAGTTTGACTTAGAGTATGATAATCTAATCATGGCTTCCATGCGTGGCCGGTCAGGACAGGTACTTGGAGGAGGTTTCAGTGGGGGTAAAGCTCAATTAGGTGTCAGGACAACAAAGGCTGTTAAGAAAATAGGATGTTCTAATCTTAAACAACTAATAGAAGATGATAAACTTATAGTAGAAGATTTAGAAATTATTAAAGAGTTATCTACGTTTATAGTAAAAGGTTCTTCATATGAGGCTGATGATGGATGTAATGATGACTTAGTGGCGTGTCTTTTTATATTTGCATGGGTTACAGATCAACAATACTTTAAAGAATTAACTGATAGTGATGTGCGTATGACTATGATGCAAGAGCAACAAAATGCATTAGAACAGGATATGGCACCGTTTGGTTTCGTGGTGAATGGTTTAGAGGATGAGAATATAGGAAATATGGTAGATGAGTACGGCACAAAGTGGGCTGCAGTAGTGAGAGATTATGGTTCAGATTGGTAATATTATATAAATTCTAATAAATCATTATCAACTTTAATCCAGCAATTAGTACATAATATGATACTTTCATCTATAAGGGAGAATATTTCTTTTCTACTCTTAGGATTAGTACCAACTCTTTTTGTTATTTTTCTTATTTCTGAATCGTGGGGATAGTATTTTAAACACACAGTTTCACTCTCACCACAGTGTTTACAGGACTTATCTGCAAGATTTTCATTTAATAGGATAATTCTCTTACGATAGTTTCTACGAGCCACCTTTTTAATCGTGTCTTTATACTTCTCATAATGTGCATTTACCATATTAATATTTATATGTTATAACACTTATAAAAAATGTTTTTGTAAGTTTCTTTTTTTATAAATATCTGTACAAAACAAATTCCAACTCTTAAAGATAAGGAGTACAATTTATGTCTTTTCTAGTTTCTCCTGGCGTTCATGTCAAAGAGATTGATTTAACTAATGTTGTTCCATCAGTTGATACCACTATTGGTGCAATTGCTGGGCCATTTGAGAAAGGCCCTGTGTCTTCTATAGTTACAATCACCTCTGAAGCTGACCTCCTTAATAATTTCGGTAAGCCTAATTCAAGTAATTTTGAATTTTGGTTTTCTGCTTCTAACTTTCTAAAATATTCTAATACCCTCAAGGTGGTACGTCCCGAATCAGCTATCGTAAATGCTGGTGAAGCTAGTGGTGTTCTAGTACGTGATACTGACCATTATCTAACAGATTTCTATGCAGAAACAGGTGACGGTCAAAGTACAACTAATGACTGGCTTGCAAGGTCTGCTGGTGTTCTTGGTAACTCAATTGGTGTTGAAGTATGTCCTTCTGCACAAGCATATGAACAAGACTTGGGTTCAAACAACCTAGTTAACGGTGCTGGTGCTGTCGGTGATAAAACGATTACAGTTGATGATGCTGATGCTTCTGGTTTTGCCTTTCAAGTTGGTGATATGATTAAGTTTCATGAAGCTTTTGATGTCACAAAAGTCGTTGCTGGTGCTGTTACTGCTTCCATTAACCTTACAGTTGATGGTGGTTCTGGTACGGTTGCAGTAGGTCATCGTGTTATCGGTGCTGGTATTACTGATATAGTTAAAGTTAAAACAGTTACTTCAGCAACAGTTTTTGTTTTAGACAAAGCTATTACAGTTGCAGATAATGTTGTTTTAGCATTTTCAGATTACGATTCTATAGAAGCTGGTGATACTCAATATGAAGTTACTTCTATCAGTGGTGAAGTATTAAGTATTCGTCTAAAAGATGATCCTGACTCTGGTGGATTGCAAACTATTATCCCTGATGATGCTTTGATTACAAGACGCTGGAGATTTGCAGACTTATTCAACGCTAAACCTGGCCAGTCTGAATATAATAGAGTAAATGGTCGTGGAACTGGTGACGAATTACACATAGCAATATATGATACAACTGGTGATATTACTGGATCAGATGTTGATGTTGCTGGTCAAAGAGGTAATTCTGTTATAGAGACTTACGCTAATCTATCAAAAAACTCTTCTGCTAAATCTCCTCAAGGAGACAGTATTTATTATCCAACAGTTATATTTAATCAGTCTGATTTTGTATATTGGGGTGATCATATTGCTGCTGGTACTAACTGGGGAACAGATACGACATCTGCATACACCTCAGTCGTACCTATTACTACTGTAGAGTTAACAGGTGGAACGGATGATTATTCTGTTACTGCTGGTGAACTTGAACTTGCATATGATAAATTTGCTGATACTGAAGGTGTTGATGTAAATTTAGTTATTGGCGGGCCAAGTTCTGCTGTTACTGATTCTGCTGCTGGACAAGATACTCATGTTACAATGATTACTTCTCTTGTAGAAGGTCGTAAGGATTGTGTGGGATTTGTTTCTCCATATCGTGCTGCGACAGTTGGTATTGCTAACTCTACTACACAAACAAAAAATGTAACTGAAGCATTTGAATTATGTCCTTCATCATCATATATGGTGTTTGATAGTGGATACAAATATATCTACGATAAGTACAATGACGTATATCGTCATGTTCCTTTGAATGGAGATATTGCTGGTCTTTGTGCTCACACTGATGGTGTTGCAGACCCTTGGTTCTCTCCTGCTGGTTACAATCGTGGAAATATTCGTGGTGCGATTAAACTATCTTACAATCCTTCACAGGGTGAGAGAGATCAGTTATATCGTTTTAGAGTTAATCCTGTTGTCAACTTTCCAGGCCAAGGTGTGGTTCTGTTTGGTGACAAGACTGCTCTTTCTAAACCAAGTGCATTTGATCGTATTAACGTGCGTAGATTGTTCTTAGTTCTTGAAAAAGCAATTGCAACCGCAGCTAAGTTTCAACTATTTGAGTTCAATGATGAATTTACAAGAGCTCAATTCCGTAACTTAGTAGAACCTTTCTTACGAGATGTTCAAGGTCGCCGTGGTATCACTGACTTTAAGGTAGTCGCTGATGGTACAAATAATACAGGTGAAGTTATTGATCGTAACGAGTTTATTGGAGACATTTATATTAAACCAGCTCGTTCTATTAACTTTATTACCCTAAACTTTATAGCAACTCGAACTGGGGTTGCCTTTAGCGAGGTAGGAGGTTAATCATGGCTAATATAGATGACTTTAAAGCTAATCTAATCGGTGGTGGTGCAAGAGCCAACCAATACAGGGTAACTATTACACCACCTCCTGGCATTGCTATCGGATTGGATGTTCGTAGAACTTCATTCCTAGTAACTGCTTCTAATTTGCCACCTTCAACATTGGGTGAAATTGCTGTTCCATTTCGTGGAAGAAATATATACGTTTCTGGTGATAGACCTGCTCCCGAAGCATGGACTACTACTTTTATGAATGATACTGATTTCATGATTAGAAATGCAATGGAAAGATGGCAGAATGGTATTAATGATTATGCAAATAATACTGGTGTAGTTGCACCTGCTGATTATCAGACTGATTTGACTGTAGAACAGTTAGATCGTGACGAAACTGTTCTGAAAAGTTATATATTCAGAGCAGCTTATCCATTAACTGTAGGTGAAATTGCTCTTGCTAATACAGAAGCAACAGAAATTGAAACCTTTGAAGTAACTTGGAGATATCAGCACTTTGAACCTTCTGGAGTATCGTTCTAATTTACCTACTAAATAGAACGTAGGAGAATTATAGAATGGCTGAACTTTTCGGGTTCCGTATAGAAAGACCAAAAAAAGCAGAGGGTAGTGTACCATCATTCACTACCCCCACTGCTGATGACGGCACATTAGATATTGCTGGTGGTGGTTTCTTTGGACAAATTTTAGATACTGATGGTAGAGAACGTACTGATTTAGATTTAATCAGACGTTATCGTGATATTGCTCAACAACCTGAGTGCGATACTGCTATTGAAGATATTATTAATGAGGGAATAGTATCAAATGAAGATGATCAAGCAGTGCAAATTACTCTTGATCGTTTACCTTATCCAGACAAAATTAAAAAAAGAATAAGAAAAGAATTTTCTGAAGTATTACGACTTTTACATTTCAATCAAAAAGGTCATGATATTTTTAGACGTTGGTATGTAGATGGTAGATTATTTTACCATAAAATTATTGACACAAAAAATCCTAAACAGGGTATTGTTGAACTTAGGTACATAGACCCTACAAAAATTAGAAAAGTTAGACAAATTAAATCCCACTTAAATAAAAATACTAGTGTTGATATGGTTGATAAAGTTGAAGAGTTTTATCTTTATAATGAAAAAGGTTTAGCATCAGCTGGTACAACAGGTGGTGATTCTGGTTTAAAAATAGCTCCAGATGCAATTTCATATGCTCCATCTGGTTCCGTTGATGGTAATTCTGGTAGAGTTTTATCATACCTACACAAAGCAATTAAACCTGTTAATCAATTAAGGATGATTGAAGATGCACTTGTCATATATCGTATTTCTAGGGCTCCTGAGCGCCGTATCTTTTATATTGATGTTGGTAATTTACCTAAGATAAAAGCAGAACAATACCTCAAAGATGTTATGAATCGTTATCGTAACAAATTGGTATATGATGCATCTACTGGTGAAATCCGTGATGATCGTAATCATATGTCAATGTTAGAAGATTTTTGGCTTCCACGAAGAGAAGGTGGTAGAGGTACAGAGATTACAACATTACCAGGCGGTTCTAATCTTGGTGAGATTGATGATATCACATACTTTCAAAAGAAACTCTATAAGTCTTTGAATGTTCCTATATCTCGTATGGATTCAGAAGCAGGGTTTTCTTTAGGAAGAGCTTCTGAAATAACAAGAGATGAACTTAAATTTTCTAAGTTTGTGCAACGTATTCGTAAGAAGTTTGTTCCTTTATTTACAGATATTCTTAAAACACAACTTCTATTAAAGGGTGTTATTGCTCCAGAAGATTGGGATATGATGCAAGAGCATATTCAATATGACTTTCTACAAGATGGTCACTTTGCAGAGCTTAAAGATGCAGAACTTCTTAATGATCGTATACAAACACTAGATTCTATCCAATCTTACATTGGTACATTCTTTAGTAAAGAGTATGTATTGAAGAAAGTATTACGTATGAATGATGCAGAAATTGCAGAAATGAATGATCAGATTAAGAAAGAGCTTACTGTTGATCCATTAGATGGTGGAATAAGTATACCAGATGGTGGAGATGGAATTACAAGATATCCACAAGATGGTGGTGGTGGTGTTGTTTCACCAGATCAAATGCCAGATTATGAAGAACCAGAAAAAGAAGGAAATTAATTATGAGTAGAGAATTTGTAGACGCAATTGTAGCAGGTAATAACATAGGTGCAGAAGAAGTATTTAAATCTACTGTCGGTGCAAAAGTTGGCGATGCCTTAGAGATTAAAAGGAAAGAGTTAGCTAATACTTTTGTAAACACTATGTCAACAAATGCAGAGGAAAGTGATGACCCAGAAGTTTAGTGGAGTATATACATCCGTAATTGAGAAGGATGAGCACAAAAAATCTAAGGAATACAAGAAACTTTCACCTAAGATGAAGGATGCTATTGATATTATATTCCAAAAAATGGATTCTAAACCTTCAGATTTCCTAAATAGTTTTGAAAAAAGTATAAAAGAAGTATCAAAAAAATTTAAAGTGTCCGAAAAGGAACTTTTGAATTATTTTGAGAAAGAAATGTTATCGATTTAAGGAGTTAGAGTATGGCTTTTACTACAAGAACACTAAGAGATACAGTTGTTGGATCAGCTGGAGATGGTGGTACTGTTACTATCTTAGTTAATATTGCTGATGATACAACTACAACTAATGCTATTTTAGATGCAAGTGCTTTAGATGGTCATGCCAATGGTGCAAAATTGCATATTAAAAGAGTTTGGTGGGGTTTAGTTGAAGGTACTGTCGATGATAATACCGGCCATGTTAAAATTATTGAACAGGGTGATTCAGATATAACATTGATGGATTTAGCAGGAAGTGGATACTATGATGGTTCTGCTGGATTAATTGAATCTGCTGCCACAAATACAGGTGCTACTTCTGGTGATATGGAATTAGCTTGTTTAGGTACATCTGGTTTCGTAATGATTGAATTTAAAAAAGATGAAAATTACGCTTAAGGATTATTCAAATGAATACAGTTAAATTATTTTCAGAATCAGTAGAAGAAGTAGAGTACATCTGTGAAGCAAAAGATGATGGTTCAAAAAGTTACAAGATTCGTGGTATTTTTATGCAAGCTGACATAAAAAACCGCAACGGACGGGTATATCCTATGGAAATACTTGAGAATGAGGTTGAAAATTATAATAAAAACTTTATTAAAGAAAATCGGGCATTTGGGGAACTAGGTCATCCAGAGGGGCCAACGGTCAATCTGGAAAGAGTATCACACATGATTACATCTTTGACGCCTGACAAAAAGAATTTTATTGGCGAAGCTAAAA